CGTATTTCCCTATATCACCTCCCCAACATCTACCTCCTTGCATTCTGTTGTACAATTGGGGCCATTCAGAAAACGGGTTAATACCTATCATAATTTCATTAAACCACCTATCCTTAACTATTTTCTTAACCATTTTCCCAAAACACTTCTTCGTTAGTACTTGCATAGTAACAGGACTAACTCTAAAGCTTCTAGGATCTTTCTTTTCATTGTTTCTTAACTCATCCTTAAGTGTTTCAAACCAAGCTATGTGTTTAACTTCTACATCTCCTGTTTCCATCCTCTTCTCAAAATCATCATACAAAACTCTAAAATCCTCTTTAAAGACTCCTTCATCAAAATCAAAACATTCTTTTTTCCCTTTTATAGGAAAAATTCCATTAGATGATTTCTTATTTATTGGGGCTAACATATCATCTCCTTTTACTATTTCCTTCTCACTTAAATCATCAAAATTTTCGAAATATAAATCTAACACTTTGCCGGCAAAATCTAATTCCTCATGATCTACTGGACCTATCTCGCATCTACTCGATTTAGAAACATCTTTTACGGTGTGTGAACCATAAACACTCAAATTTGCTGGTTTCCTCGTATTTTCAAAAACATCATGCAAACCTGTTTTAATAAAATTGCTATTTTTTGGTACATAAACGTTTAAATCTGTTTCTATCTTTAAAGCACTACAATTTTCATAAACCTTTTTACTAATGGGGGCTGTGATCTTTAATCCATTGTCTACACTGGAAAAAACGTCAAATAAATGTTCTCTACACTTCCTAGACCATTTTAGTGATGCTCCAATACTCTTCGAATCATGACCTGCAACATGCATTCCTACTAACATACCTTGACTTGTAACTAACAAAGTTCCACACATACCTGCAAAGTGTAAATCTTTATAGGCAACTGGGTCTTCTATTTTGTTGTTTATTGTACCAATTGGATAAACAATAGGTCCAACGCTATTTATATCTAATAAAATACCTTCTAACTTAATAATCTTCTCTGGAAAAACAATACCTACCACTTGATCATAACAAGGTTGAAAACAGCTTGCTAATTTGGGAAAAGGTGAAGGATAACCATCACTAAGTGAAACAACTGCGACGTCATTATCTATATTAACATATACTACCGAAACTGGTGAGTGGTAGACTATACGGTAATTTTTGTTTCTATGTCCATAAATCGTGATCTGCATAACTCTATCTAAAACTAAATGGTATGGTACCAAAATTTTCCTTCCCGATATTAAACTATGACACTTAATTACATGGACTACTCCTTTTTCAACATAAGTCATGTCTATTTCAAACATTTGTGATGATATCTTTGGTAATAAACTGTGCATCATTTTAAAATCTAAACTGTCAAAATTATCTGCAATATTCTTAACGTTTTCTACAGTATTCAAACTAACCATACCACCTTCCTTTACAAAATTTTTGACATGATAAACTAAACTGGTAACTAAAATCCCTAAAAACATTGCTACTGAAATTATACCTACTTCCTTTTTAAAATCAAAATTCGTAATCGCGAAATTTGGTAGAATTGACAAAAAATCGGCAAATAAATCCTTACAAATGCCCAACATATAATCAAAATAACTTTCAACTAAAACCTCCTGCTTAACGATGAACTCCATGTTTAAATTGTTTATGCAAGGTAATTCTTCTTCCTCCACTTGCGCATGAAAAGGGTTATTTAATCTTATAAACTCTATATCCTCGCTTCTTAAACTATTATTTGAATATTGTGATTTCTTCATTTTCTTAAAACCCATTACGACTGTGCTTAACCATACTAGCAAATCTGTCTGATTTTCTGTATCACATGATGGAAGTAAATCCTCTTCTTCATTAACTAAAAATTTTTTAAAATCTTCTGGAAAATCATTAACAAATTGTTTGGTAACTATATCGTAATATTTAAATTTAATAATTCCTTTCATGTCTGGACCTACT